TGGCCTTCGCCACCATCCTGCTCAAGATTCACATTCTCTTCTCCTGTGGACTCGTCATTCCACACGTCGGCAAGTCCACCCGCCTCATTACCATCACCATTCATGGGTTCCCGAAGGAACACGTTATTCCAGATTTTCATCGATTTGTCTTTCCTTTGCTTCGTTTTGGGTTTCTTTCTCTAACTCCTCAAAATATTCCATGCGTTCGCGTTGTTCACGTCCACATGCGAGAGTCTGTAACAAGATGATCACACCATCCGTGTCTTGAGGGGTCATTGAAAATATGTTATCCACCAGTTGCTGGTGTGCCTCCTGATACTCCGCTTTGTAGAGCTTGAACAGCGAGCTGTGTTTGAAGGTCTGCAGCTCCTGGCTGAGACACGCTAGTTGCTGTGGGGTTAGGGACTCCAGCCGCCGCTGGGTTTGGAGGAGTTGTGGGTCGTTTGAGTCTGGGAACATTGCGAACACCTTTCAAGAACATGATCTCGTCAATGAGTTTGGTGATGTCATAGCCAAGGAGTGGCACGATTTCTGGGTTGCCCATCAATGCAGTGACGAGTTCCTGCAGGGATTGGGCGAGATATGTGCGTTCGGATTGTGTAGTACCATTGAAGACGAAAAACGAGTTGTCGCCGATTAACGTGGTTTTATCGGCTGGGCAGAATTGCGCATACAGACTCGCAAGGTCATAGCCCGTCGTCGGTGCCGTCTTGCCAATCACCTTCTCGAATGTTTCCTGCGACACACCTTGACGCAGATTCGACAGCATCTTCATCCCCATCGGGCCATAACAGTCACTCCACAACAAGGACGTATGAAAAGTCATGCGCGAAGCGGCACCCTGGTTAGCGGCCCTGTTCTCCGTCGCAGAGCGTCGTCCTGGTGCATACTGCCCCATCGCGTTCTCGTTCACACCAGTTACGGTTTGCAGGATTTTCGAGAACTGATCCGCTTCCTGCAGGTTCATTTGAGTCGGATCGGTGTATTTCAACTGCATCAAGTAATTCGACACACCATTACGTGGAGCACCTTTCTTCAACGGGATGTAGGGTGAGCGCTGGGCCAGTGCACTAGTCTCAATTACAGATGGGTCATACACAATGTGCTTCTCAATCCCCTGACGAATGGAGATTACTCGAGTGTTGATGAGGAAGGAAATCACTTCTTGCACTGCGTTGATCGGGTCGATCAGGGCCATTGACAGGGACGAGTGCTGATCAGGAATAAACTGACCAATATCGTAGATAAAGTCCTGATGCATGTATTCCATCTTCTCCAGCCGCACGATACGCTGATCGTTGATGATTTGGATGAGATAGTCACATGGATAGGTTTCGGGACCAAGACCATAGCGCGACGGGATAATTTTGAACTGTCCCTCGGTCGAGATACAAATGAAATCACGTTGGCGTGCGTCCTTGTCTTTTCCGGTCGAGTTGTCGCTAGCGAGAAAATCCACGATGCCGGCAAAGCGTTCCACGTCCCATGACGTGTCGCCCTGAGAACCGCCTTTGAACAGGTTACGTGACGTGGCGGACACATACTTGATCCCTGTCACCACATCTTGTTCTTCCAAATCGAGAAGATGTGCGATGTTGTGCTCCATTTCGTCGGCCACGAAGCGTCCCTCACGCCACCTCGACAAGGGCAAGCGCAGATCGGGGAGAAGACGATATGGGGAAATGTTTGTGATCTCATTGCCCTCATACTTAACCTTACGCTGGGGCATTTGATACGGTGGAATAGTCTCACTCCATCCCATGCCTGTGTCGACTGTGGTGCCGGGCATTTGCACATTCACCATGACTGTGTCGGTGCGCCAGTTGGTTTTCAACGCGCAGATGCCAAATCGTGCGATGTCGAGGAGTGACTGAAGAAGCTTGGAATCCCACTTGTTACAGCGTAGATTGTGCTGGAGAAAATCTTCACTGCATTCAGTCAAGCCATACGTTTCATTCTGATTCGCCTCCAATTCGAAGAAGTTCTCGTTCTGCTTCAACAACATGAAAGCAAACGTGGCGAATGTCATCACCTGCGTGTAAGCCATCGGCACAACCATCTTTTCAGGCTCCGCATTCTTTCTCGCGTTGTTGTCCTCTTCGTCAGGAGCGCGCACCGTGCGCCACAAACGCATGTTCTGGTCCCATTGATTGTAGCGCTTCTTCATCGCACGACGCGAGTGGCGCACCATAGTGCGAACATCATTCAACAAGAGCTGGATGTTATCCGGCTGTGTTGGCTGGTTGAGCATGTTGACGATGTTCGGTTCCATTTATTCGGGCCAGGTGAAGTTAGGGGACAAATCAAGAGGATTCCATGACTGTGCTCGACGCATGTCGTAGGGCGAGTTGTAGTCACGGCGTTTCGCACGTGGAAGAGGGCGCGTTACAAAGTCGTGCATATCCATCTTGGGCATGGGCGGGAGTGCGGCGTTCGGCTTACGCAGGTCCATAAGAGGGATCACACCATACGTAGCCTCACTCGGCTCCACATAATCGAGTCCAGTCAGGACGAGACGATACAAATTCTCCATCATGTGATCATCCTTGTCGACAGGCTTACCAGTCTTAGGGTCCCACACATAGCGCGAGAACTCACGCAAAGTCTCACGAAGTTTGGGGGAGAAGTGCAGGAGAGGTGGATTCTTAGGATAACGAATATCACGCTTCAACAACTCGTCTCGCACCTTCATGATACCGAAGGTCAGGTCTTTGACGGCAGGCTCCACGGGCAAGCCAGCATCCATAAACAATGACGCAAGTGTGATCTCGTTGTCGCCATTCTCGTTATAAGCGGCCTGCTCCAGAAGGCAACGATGTGGCCACCGACCGTCTAGGATCGTGTAAATTTGCTTGCAATAATCCGAGATCGACGTGTGCTCGAATATCTCGGACCAAAAATAGGTGTGGCCGTTTGGTGCGGTCGCAGCGAACAGACATGCGTGAGGTGTGCGTGGATGCGTGTCGATTGCGATGCGGATACAATAGTCACGTGGAGGACTGTCGTAGTCCATCCATCCGCGTGGCAACTCGTGATAAATGTGGATGGAATCATCGAACTCACGATAGATGCACCCAGCAAACAGCTTTGGACGACCATGAATACGAGCCTCAATGTCGTCGTCTTTCAAATCCGCCATGAATGCGAGCTTTGCACCCTCGGATAAGTGGGGATTGTCGTTCATCGAGCCAGTCACCATCCAGGTTTGCAGCGTATGTCCCTCGATCTCACGTTCATGCACATAACCGTCATTCTTGTCCGTGCGCGTAGCGCCCTCAGGCAGGAACATGTCGTTAATCCACATCTCCATAATCGGTGTGCATGTGAACCATGCACTACCCTCGGTATCGACGAGACCACGTGACATGGCAACCCACATTTCCTCGGGGCAGGGTTCGTCCACATGGATGTAGTCACACGACGATGACTCAAGCCCCATCGGGTTGGATTTGAAGCCCTTCACCGTCTCGAAGTTGATCGTCGACTCACCACCGTGGATGGACTTCACGATCAATGTGCACACCTTGCCGGACTGGTTCTTCAACACATTCAGCAACCGATCAGGCGGGATATACTTGATAAACTTGCCCTGCTTGTTAGGGTCATCGACTTGCAACGTGAAGATTTCCTCTACCTTGTCCCAGTCGCTTGCCGTCACGATGCCCTTGGTAGGACGTTGTGGAATACCGGCATACCGGGCAGGGTCGCCTTCAGGATACCAAGGACGATACCCTAAAGCCCAGGCGCAATCCTCCACCACTCCCACAGTGGATTTTCCGCTGCGATTCCCTGCCCGATAATAACGGCGTTTGTATGATCCTGCACGATGGAACATGTCCTGCTTGCGATGGGGTGCATACAGGGCGAGAGCATTCTGGCGTTCAAGACGTGCCTTCTCCTCGAGGAGTTTCATCAACTCTTCTTTGCGGCGTAGCTCTTCGAGCTCGTATGGAGAAGCTAGGATCATTAGGGGAAAGAGAAGTGGGCCGGACAAACCAGTTAAGCGATAAACGCACACCCACCCATAAGGTTAGCCAACGCGTGTGAAGCGAGCCCATGAGCCCACAAACACGGAGGTCGTGTCGGCGTGAGAGGCGTTCTGGGCAGCCTGCACAGCGAGGGTGCCAGCAGCGTTCACCACGAGAGTGCCAGTAATCGTCACACCAAGCGTTGCAGTCGTCGCGCCGAAGAGCGTCGTCTGGTCAGTTGTGGTAGTGCCACGCGAGAATGCCACACCTGCAGCAGTCGTGCCAAGCACCCGATACTCGATTGAGGTCAGGGTCAAAGTGGTATACTTAAACGCGACTTTGACACCGGAGTTAGACGTGCCGACCGTGGACAGATACACCTCGAAGGCGTATTTTTTGCCCGCAGTCAGGTTGAATCCGGTCAGACCAGTGATGTTGGTCAGTGTGGTTCCAGTCGTTCCCGACGTCGCATCGAACTGCGTAGTGCAGAATTTGATATGTGGCACAGAGACAGACGTTCCATCACCGTTGACGAGCGTCGGCGTGGTGATTGTTGGCGATGTGTCCATCACCTGTGATCCAGTCCCGGTAATGGGAGTGGCCATGCATGTTGAGCGTTCTACTGGCATATGTTTACTTTCATCGTTGCGTTGTTTGCATTAACAAGGATGAGTTAAGGTCTCCCTCACCTAGAGGCACTAGCCTCATTAAATCCATTCCCATGTGCCCGTGACGTTTAGCTCGGTTTCGGGCGATAGACCAGCGGCTTTGAGACTCGCCGGGTTCAAGTCGCACACACCAGCAGGCGCAGTGTCGGCATACTCGGCCTCGAAGGCAGGACACGTCGGGAGCTGCACTCTCACACGCTTGCCCGCTGCTGCTTTGACAGAGCCCCACTTTGCCACAACCTCGGCCTTGGGCAAGGCGACCATTGGAGTATGTTCTTGGGCCGTCACCTTTCCAGTCGAGCCCACACCATTGTCACCCTTGCTATAACAATAGTTCTCGGAGCCTCCCGCAAGAAGACACCGGATATAGCCTACAAGGTCTTTGTAGGTTGCGAAGGATGTCATCTTGGCGGTTTTCATTACAGCAGGTTGACGGCGGTTTCGATGAGCCAGTTGATGACCTTCGGCTCAAGTGCGATAGCCTCGGCCTTGACGGCATCGAGCACGACTTGTTTCTTGTCGCCACCGGAGAGTTCGGCCACGGCGACTTCTTTCACCTTGGCTTTGACAAATTCCCACGCAGGTGCGGGCACGTTGTGAAGTTTCTGGATAGCCCAGACAAACATATGCTCAAAAGCTGCGACGATGGCGTTCATATTATGCGGGATCGGGTTTAGCGACGAGGTGGAGTTTGAATGAGATGATGGAGATGAGGATGTCGAATGCGACAACGCTGAGAGAGGTGATGGACTCCGACAAGGATGTGAGATCGGCATTCACCCCATTTTTGACTGCAAGTGCAAGAAAGGCAGTAGCTGCATAGGATGCACCACGCACGATAAGCTTGCGACCCGCTCCCTGTGCGATGGGGATTAGTGCCACGATCAGGCGATTCCTCAACCACGAAGGAAGGTCTTCCGTGGTCGTGAAGGTGGCTAGAACCTGTGGGTTGGATGTGGGCATGTTATTTGGGGATGGAGGTTACACCAGCGTCGATGGCCTTCGTGGTTACAGCGGTGTTCGCGTTGATGCGAGCAGTTTCCACAGCAGCACTGGTTTTTGTCGTTGTGTTGATGACCGACGTCGCATTCGTATCTTTTGTTGCACTCAGTGCGTTGTTAGACTTTGTGACAACACTGGTTTGAATAGCACCGATGGCGAGACCAGCTGCGACCGCCCCGTCTCGAAAGGATTTTTCGTGATTCCACACGAGGGAGAAATCACTGCCCTTGTAGGCACCTTTGCCACCCAAGGAAACAAGATGCTTTGAGTCACCATACACGCAGGAGGAAAGCAACAATGCGACGAGAGAAAGGAGTTTCATTTCGTGCCTCCGTTTTGGTTGAACATATTCTCCATTGCCTTGGCGATAGCGGTGTCGAATGGGTCAGGCGTAGACGATGTAGCACAAGCGGACAAGCCGAGTGCGAGGATGAGTAGGAGTAGTTTCATCTTGGTTCGTATTCGTATTCGGATTCGATTTCTGGGATTTCCAAATCTACATATGGACAATTGGATTTTGGACAGTTTTTCAGAGCAATCGCCACGGAGCGGAATTCACTCAACAATTGCCATGTTTTCGCGTGTTTGGCGTTGCATACCTTCTGGCCTTTGAAGAGTAACCAGAATAAAGTAATCACCGCTGTGGTCAATACTGTGATGCCGATAACGAGAGCACTCACCAACACTTTGAGGACGGAGTAGTCGTCGGAGAAAGATGACCCCGTGACGATTTCAATTATTGAAGCGGTGAGGTTGAAGATCATATCAGAATGCATGCGAAGTCGTCGTTACTCGGTTTGCTGGGCAGGTTCAGGTAAGAACTCTGCATGATGCTGGAAGGATTCTCGTTGTGACCTTCGCCGATGAGCACGTGGCCTATCTCATGCATGGACACGGTGAGCAGGTCGGCATCGCCACGGGAGAACAATCGCCCGAGCCACGATGTTGCAAGACTCAATCTCTTACTCACGTTAAATGTAATAACATTGTAAGAGGTCTCACTCGCGGGTCGTCGGTAAGCCAGTTGCCCATTCCCGAGTATCGCACGGTCGAAGTANNGCAGGCCTTCCAGATGACCGGTTCCCAGTCACGCGGAATACTGGCATCAAAACGGAGGGCGATGGTTCTCATGGCTGTAGTGGTGCGAGGATACCTAGCGCGACGAGTTCTTCCCGGGTCTTGGACTGGTCCTTGAAGAGTTGCGGGAAAGCCTCCCACACGATGAGGCGCTGGCCGCGCTTGGACTCGACGAAAGCGGCAAGATTCGGGATGGTGTCGGCGGGCAAAGCGCCTTCATCCACCCACGGTTGGAGCACGTCGGCGATGCCGTCGAGTTCTGCCTCTGGATGCACGGGAATCTCGAAAGTGGTATCCACCTGAAGCCACACAGAACCATCGTGACAAGTGATGAAAGCGAACATATCACTTGTATCCAGATCCGAACGCGTCTGTGGCGGTCTCGCCAAAGCCCAAAGGGCACGACTTAGTTTGTCGCACACGACAGAGCCAGATGTCAGGACAAAGCAAATCATAACGTATAGAAAGTTGTCTTTAGAGCAGCCTGCGCAGTGTCTGCATTCGTCGCACCAATATCAGCGTTCCAAAAACCGGAAGCATAGAATTTGCTGCCATTAGGCCACCACGCAGCGCCGCCACCGTTACCGATCCTGATTGAGTTGATCGTGCGGGAAACAACTCCACCGACAGTTGTTCCAACGGCCAATCCATTTGTGATTCGACCAGAAGAACTTGCGTTTCCGACGATTGAGTAAAGACCGGTGCCTGTGCCGCCTATGTCGGCTATGCCGGTGGTTGGATTTGCGTAAAATCTAAGCTGACCGCCATAGTTGGTAATTCCTGCTTCAGCGTCACCGTCGTCAACTAAATTGAGAGCAAGAAATTGATAGCCGGTTGATGTGCAGACAGTAAACGCCGAGTAATTTGTGAGTGCCAAACTCAGGCCGGTGATGTAGCTGTATGATGTGAAATCCGCCTTGGAATACCCATACAAAATGCCATTGGCATCGAAGGCTCCCCATGGCTGAGCGCTCGCCGCTGACGCAAGTTGCAGTCCAGTTACCTGACCATAGATGCGGGAGAGTGTAAACTCATGCGCACCAACTAATGCCGTGACTTGTGCGGACGTGACAAATCCTGTCGCTCCCGGAGTCAGATCATATTCAGTCGTCGTGGTGTTGTCTCTGATACGACAGGTTGGGCCTGTATAGCTTGCCACCAAACGGACTCCCGGACAAAAGATGTCGTAAAGATTTGCTGCAATGGCATCAAGCGCACCCTTAAACGACGCACCGACAAGAGGGCCTGAGAAGACCCGATTGCCAGGTCTCATCACAGTCTTACTCGCTGATGTCGAGATGATGGGCATATGAGGTTAGAGCCAGACACCGCACTTAAACGATGTGATCGCACCACCGGAGGATTGATAGGCTTGCC